TAAATCTTGAAAGTAAAAACAGTGCAGCTGCGCCGCCTATTAAATAAAATAAGTTTTTCATTCGCCTGTCGGCGCGGCTTTTAAGTCTTATGTCGTTTGTCCGTATGAAAGTAAAAAAACTTTTTGGCCCTGCAAAACTTTTACGCAACTAATTTTTTGACTTTCGTAAAATAGGAACTTTTTGAGCTATTTGTGCATGCCTTTGTGAGGCCTTGCACACAATAGCTCAAAGTTAGTGAAAATAATTGATATTTTTAGGAATTTTACGATATTTTTTTATTCACATTTACCTGTATTGACCTTCATTTAAAAAAATCGTTGCACATATAAGCGCAAAAAAGAGGCCCCTAGTAGAAACCAGGGGCCGCATTGTGAATATAACCAACTCTGCTTATGTATCTGCTAATTTACAGCTTTTTTTCAAAATCGCGTATAAGCCACGTCCTGCGCTCAAATTTCGCGCTTTCTTTGTCGTACCAGTTAATATACCAGGCGCCGAGATCCTGGCAAAATTTGCCAAATTTTAGCACATTAGATATATTTCTGTATTTCCTGGGCCGCTTTGTGCCAGGCTTAAAAAAAACTATTGCTGTTTTTAGATCCTTTGCCATTTTTTACTAATTTCGTAGTGAATACAGGTGATCGCGGTTAGTCCGTTGGTCGTTTGTCCGCGCCAGTTGAGCCTAGCTCCTGGCGCTTTTTTTTAAAATGGTAGGTCGTCAATCATTACGCTATCTATATTGCCGCTTCCCATTTCCAGCCTGCTTTGTTCTGCTGGTAGTCCAGCTTGCGGCTGTTCTACTACTTCAGTAAATAAAATGCGCAGGTAATTAGATCCAGTTTTGCTTTTGTTGATCCAGCCAGCTATTCGGTATTTTTTTTCCCCTACCGTTGCTGTTCCCGAATAATCGGGCGCCTGCGCTGTTTCCTTTTTTGCATTGCGAAAAATTGTTCCGCTGTTGTTTTTCTGTTCCATAGTTATTAGCGTTCAGTTTCCTCTGTTCCCAGGTTAAGATTTTTTACCTTTTTTTGGTATTGTGAAAGTTTCCTGTTCTATGTACGGTACTTGCTGCCATAGTCCGTTAAAATTCATTATAGCAATTGGATCAAAGTCATCTGAACTTCGCAGGTATTTAGGCCTTAAAATAAATTGCTGATTTTCTTTATTGCGCTCAACTATTAGGGTACTCTGCGCCCAGCGGTCAGTATTAGATCCCAGGTGTCCTAGCGTTTCGCCCTGGCCCTTACCCAGGTGCAGTACGCCAATTAGTAAAACATTATACTGTTTCGTGATTCGTTTAAACCAATTAGTAAGTAACCTGGTTTCCCTTTCGTCGTTGTAATTTAGGCAAAGATCCAGCAGTCCGTCAATAATTAAAACGCTGCAATCTGCGTGCTGTTGCAAATAGGCTTCAACTAGGTTACGAATTTTTGCTGGCATATCTTCCCTAGTGCTAAATGCGTCAAAAAAATCGGGCAAAGTATTTTTATCAGCAAAACCTTTTATTTTATCCATTTGTCTGTAAAAGTCAAAGGCGCTATGCGCCGTATAAAAATAAGCTAGGCGCTGCCTATCAGCTGGCAGTGCTATTTTAAGGCCAAAAACAGCCTGGTAATGCGGAACTAATGCGCTAGCAGCTATTGCACCTACATAGGTACTTTTACTGGCTTTCGGCAAGCCGCTGACCACTACATAATTTTGCAGCGTTCCCACAATTTTACTATTAATAGAAAAAATAACTTGCTCTTGACTAGGCCGTTTTGTAGGATCATAGCGCCTGGTATTAAGCAAGTCATTTAGTACTAAGTCGTTTGTCATTAATTTTTAAAAATTCCAGTAACTAGATAGCCATAGCATAAAAAGTAAAATAATCAATAACCAAAATTTTGGGTTATTCAATAATTGATAAGACATCTTTTTCATTTTCGTTGGTGTTAAGTTTTTCAATTAAATCTTTTGCTGTGTTAATAGCGGCCTGTACTGCTGTAACTGGCTCCCCTTTGTCGGATAGCTTTTTTGTTGTGGCTAGTTCCAGGTAAAAAGGTAGCAGCTGAATAGTAAAGTACTCTAGCTTACTCATACCAGGGATAGGCGCAATAATACGGCCCAGGTTGTCTTGTGCTACTTGTGGCGGAAACGCAGGAGCATTAAAATTTTGGTTTTGCATAGTTGGATAAATTTTATAGATCTGTAAATAAAAAAAACAGTTTCAACTGCTATCATTACTAGCAGCATAATAGGGAAACAAAATAGCCAGGTATAACTCCAGCTAATAACGCGATCAAATTTGCTCATAATTGCCCTGATTAGCGTTAATCAACTGGCGCTGGTAAAAATCAATAGAATCGTCAATAAGAGTGCGCAGTTCCATTTCCAGGTTAAATGGGATCAGTCGCTGTTCAATTAGGACGCGACTTTCGCAATTAAAAGTTAGCTGAATAGCTATGCGATTTGTGTCTTTTAGATTAGATCCTAAAAATTGTAGCGCTTTAATTTTGTCTTGCAGCATAGTTTTATACGCTGCCAGGTCGTTTGGTGTTGTCATACGGTTAGAATTTAATTAAATGTAAATCGTTTGTCGCTGTAAATTTATAGTAGTTTATTTCATATAACCAAAAAAAAATCTAGCTGTGAGTGGCTAGATTAAATAAAATGCTATAAATTAGCAACTTATGACAAATACAACTCGGCTTCTTCTTTTCGCCTTCTTACTAGTCCTCGTGATACTACTTTACCTTTTGGCGTTGTCACTTTATTAAAATCTGCAAAATGTGCTGCTACTTCTTGATCGTTTGCACCAGCGTTTAATTTACGTAGTAATGTAGATCTGCCAAATGCTCCAACTCCTATATTATAGGCTAAACTTGTTAGCGCTGCTAACTGTCTATCATTTATAGGACGTTTTACTAAATTTTTTACGCTATTTTGTGTACTTGCTGTTACTATATTTAACCAGCGTAATGCAGTTTCTTTAGTAATAACGTCACCCTCTTTTATTCTTGTTCCATTTTCGGGATTGTATGTAGATCCGTAACCAATAGTCCAAATGCCTGCGCTGTCTTTATAGGCTTTTAAACGTATGTTTTCAAAATTTGCTATTATTTTTGCTGCACTCACTTTACTACTAATTAAAATAAGTCCTACAATAGCCAGGGCAATTATATAATTTTTGTACTTGCCCATTCATTACAGACCTGTTTTATCAAAGTCCTTAGCTGCGGTAAGGCCTAGACCTGCGCCAATTGTACTAATGCCAGTAACCAGGTCGCCTTTTAGTATGGCTGCTACGCCGCCAATAATAGTAGCAAAACCAAAAAATGTCGTTTTCCAGTTTTTAAATAGCTTTTTCATTTTTTACAAAGTTTATTCCGTTATAGATTATTGTTGCAAGGCCTAGCGCCGTCATTATAGCCTTATCCTGGCCTTTTAGCTTAGTAGCCGCGTACAGCATAAACGGCCCGATATAGGCCACGTCTGCTAGTCGTATCAGCTGTGTTTTCAAAGTGTACTGCGCTTAATTTGCTGAATCAATATATCCAGTTTTGTTTCCAGCCTTATTAAGCGCTCTGCGTGGTCGTCGTGCTTTGCCTGCTTTTCCTCTAGCGCTTTTACGCGCTGATTAAGTACGGCCCAACTAGCACCAGCGCCAAAAACGCTACTAATTACTATCGTTATTATTTGTGGATCCACTTTCCTGCTGTTTTTTTGTTTCCTCTGCGATTTGCAGGTTAGTTTCGCGCAGCTTTGCTTGCAGCCACTCAATGTTAGCTAGTAAGTCGTAGGCTGCTGCTTTTAGTGTTTGTAGTTTGTCCATTTTTTTAAGGTATAAGTGTTAAGTTTAATTGACTGCAAATATACTGATAGGCAGCATAATTAATATCAGCAGTAGCGCCCCATACAAGGTAATTTTCGCCGCTTATTGTAGTATTACCTTGCGTAAGGCTTTGTTTAGTTTCAGCGCCTTCGCTATCAGTAGTAACGCTACTGATCTGCCAGTAAAACTGAGCATAATCGCTTAAATTGTCGTTTACAATACTAGCGTCAATGTAGTTGCCTGTTGCGGCTGTTCCGTTAGTCCAAATCTGGACTGGTTGAATTGAATATCCCATTTTTATTTTGTTTTTTATACAGCTTGTGAACCTTGTATTTTAAATTGAACACGAT